TGATTGACGACCTAGACAAAGTAAGAATGTTAATTGACCCAACTTCATCTTATGCAAAAGCTGCGGCTGCTGCTATGGGTAGAAGTATGGATGATACTATCATTACTGCTTTAGGTGGTTCAGCTGATACAGGTGTTGCTGGAGGAACTGCTGTTCCTTTACCTTCATCTCAAAAAACTTCTACAGCAAACCAAACTGACGGTTTAACTGTTGCTAAGTTATTATCAGCTAAATTCATCTTAGATAATAACGATGTAGACCCATCAATTAAGAGATACCTTGTTTGTGGTCCTAAACAAATCCAAGATTTGTTAAATACTACAGAAGTAAAAAGCTCTGACTTCAATACAGTTAAAGCTTTAGCTCAAGGTGATATTAACTCATTTATGGGTTTCAACTTCATTATGTCTACTAGACTTAACTTCGATGCTACAAACACAGACGACAGATTATGCTTTGCGTTTACTGAAGATGCAGTAAAATTAGCAATCGGTTCTGATGTTAAAGCTAGAATTGATGAAAGAAACGACAAGTCTTATGCTACTCAAGTTTACTATTCTATGGCAATTGGTGCTACTAGAATGGAAGAAGAAAAAGTAGTACAAATACCTTGTAACGAGTAATAATTAGCTTAGTGGGGGGAGCAATCCCCCTGCTACTTATGAAGACAATAAAAGATTTAAAACCTGTATTGCATTTCAAAAAGGGAGATTATGTGTATAGGTATGTTTTAGTAGATAGATTTAAAAATACTGCTAAAATACATTATGGTTTTGATGCAAAATATGAAAAAACCGAAAAAGAATTATTTGCATTAGAAACAGGTAGAACCATAAGAAGGAAGTATATAATTAAGGAGAACAAAAAAAATGGCTAGTGTAATAGAAATTTGTAACTCAGCACTTAATCAATTAGGTGCTTCAACTATTTTATCTTTAACAGAAAATTCTAAAAATGGTAGATTGTGTAATGCAAGATACGAAACAGTTAAAGATAGTGTCCTAAGATCACACCCATGGAACTCAGCCATTAAAAGACAAACTTTAGCTGCAGATACTACAAACCCAGATTGGGGTTTTGCTAAACAATATACCTTACCCTCTGATTGTTTAAGAGTTTTAAGTATTCAAAATTATGACTCAAATTATAAAATTGAAGGACGTAAAATTTTAACTAACGACTCAAGTGTTAAATTAATTTATATTGCTAGAATTACTGACCCAAATGAAATGGATGTTTTATTAAGAGAAACCATTGCTGCTGCTTTAGCATCTGATATTGCCTATGCGGTTACTGCTAATGCTACATTACAACAAAGAATGGCAGAAAAATATCAATTAAAATTATCTGAAGCAAGACATGCTGATGCAGGTGAAGGTTATAATACAGATGCAACATTAGGTGTAACAGATAATATTTCTTCAGAAGATTTTATAAATAGTAGGTTATAAAATGCCAAAAACCCTTGTATCAGTACCCAGCTTTACTGCAGGTCAATTATCACCACGTATGGATGGTAGAACAGATTTTCAAAAATATTTTTCATCTGGAAAAAAAATTAATAATTTTGTGGTTCAACCTCATGGTCCTGTAACAAGAAGACCAGGAACACATTATGTGGCAGAAGTTAAAGATAGCTCTAAAGATACAAGATTAATTCCTTTTTCTTTTTCAACTACACAAACTTACATTTTAGAATTTGGCAATCAATATATCAGATTTTATAAAGACAATGGTCAAATTATTTCTGGAGGTTCAGCTTATGAAATAAGTTCACCATACTTAGAAGCTGAATTATTTGATATTAAATTTGCACAATCTGCTGATGTTATGTATCTTTGTCATCCTAATCATTCGGTGAGAAAATTATCAAGAACAGGTCATACTGCCTGGACACTTACTGAAGTTGATTTTCAAAATGGTCCTTTTCAAGATCACAATACAACATCTACAACCATGACCGCATCTCATACTGCAGTTGGTTCTAGCGGAAATTTAACTTTATCATCAACAACTGGTGTTAATAATAATCAAGGCTGGTTAACAACTGATGTTGGAAGATTAGTTCATTTAAAAGATGGTCATTATAAAATTACAGCATACACATCACCAACAGTAGTTGTAGCTACATCTGTTGTTGCTCCATCTTCTGCTTCGGCAACTGATGACTGGGCATTAGGTGCATTTTCAGATACAACTGGACATCCTAGTTGTGTAACTTTTTTTGAACAACGATTAGTATTTGCTGGAACATCTGACCAACCTCAATCATTATTTTTTTCTGTTTCTGGAGATTACGAAAACATGGATGACAATTATCATGGAGCTACTACTGATAGTTCAGCAATGATTTATACTATTGCATCAAACCAAGTAAATGCCATACAATCAATAAAAGCTACAAGAACTTTAATTGTCATGACAACTGGAGGAGAATTTACAGTTACTTCTGGAGGAACTTCTGCTCCTGTAACACCAACTAATCTAAACATTAGAAAGCAATCAAATTATGGGTCTGCTGGTATTGATGGAATATCTATTGGTAACTCAACTTTATTTGTTCAACGAGCAAAAAGAAAAATTAGAGAACTTGCTTATAACTTTGATACTGATGGTTACATAGCGCCAGACCTTACTATACTTTCTGAAGATATAAGTTTATCTGGAATTATACAAATAGATTACCAACAAGAACCTTTTAGTATTGTGTGGTGTGTAAGATCAGATGGTAAATTAATAGGCATGACTTACAATCGATTACAAGATGTAGTGGCTTGGCATCAACATGAATTTGGAGGAGTTAATGCTAAATGTAAATCTATTGCAGTTATTGATGTAGATACTGAAGAAGATCAAGTTTGGGTTATTGTGGAAAGAACAATTAATGGTGCCACTAAAAAATATGTAGAATACTTAACTCCATATAATTTTAATTCTGACTTAGAAGAAATACATTTTGTAGATAGTGGTTTAACTTACTCTGGTGCTTCTACAACTACCTTATCTGGATTAGATCATTTAGAAGGTGAAACAGTAAAAATTATTTTAAATGGCGCAACTCATCCAGATAAAATTGTTACTAGCGGTTCTGTTAGTTTAGATTATGCCACAACTGATGCAGTAATAGGTTTAGGATATAATTCTATTTTACAAACTATGAGAATAGATGAAGGTACAGGAGTAACCGATCAAACTAAAACAAAACGAATTTATGATGTAACTGTTCGATTTTATGAAACAGTAGGTGCGAAAGTAGGACCATCTGAAGTAAGTTTAGATATAATTCCATTTAGAGATAGTTCAGCTGCAATGACAGCACCCGTGCCTTTATTTACAGGTGATAAATCAACAGAGTTTCCAAGTGATTATGGTACTGATGGTTTTGTAGTAGTTAAACAAGATCAACCTTTACCTATGACTATTTTAGCAATTTATGCAAGATTGGAGTTATACGATACTTAATGGAGATTATTCCTTTTAAGTCTGAACATGCAGAATTTATATTAAGCCAACAGCTTAATGCGCACGAGCTTTATTTAAAACCAGAGCATAGAAAATATGCTCAATATTTAAACAGAGTTGGGATGTCGTTTACTGCGCTTGTAAATAACAAGCCTATAGCGGCAGGCGGCATGTATTTGCTGTGGGACGGTGTAGCCGAAGGGTGGGTTATGGCTACAAAAGATATTTGGGAATATAGAATAACTATGGCTAGAAATTTTAAAGAAAAATTTGATATACTTGTTAAAACTTCTAAAGTAAAAAGAATACAAACTAACGTAAAAGCTAATTTTAAGTTAGGTCATAGATTTGCTGAATGGTTAGGGTTTGAAAAAGAAGGATTAATGAAGTATTACGGACCCGATGGTTCAGACTATATAAGATATGCGAGGATTATGATATGAGTTTTTTTGGTGATTTATTAGCAGGAGATGCTGCCGCAAAAGCTTCCAATTATAATGCTGGACTAATTGAACGAGATGCTAATTTAACAGAACAGCAAGCCGAACAAGGTTATAAAGTATTTCAACAATTTGATTTACCACGATTTGATTATTATGCAGAAAAACAAAAAGGCGCTCTCCAAACTTCATTTGCTGGAGCAGGTGTAGAATTTTCTGGTTCTGCTTATTCTCTTGCTTTAGAAAATTTGATTATGATTGATACCGATAGAGATATGATGCAATACAATGCTGAGATCGCAAGAGACCAAGGATTAAATGATGCAATCATGCAAAGAGCAGAAGCAAACATTGAGCGATACAGAGGTAGAGTTGCAAAAACTGCAAGTTACTTTAAAGCTGCATCTAGTCTTTTAACAGACGCATCTACTATAGGAGTAATTTAAGATGGCAATAAAAATTTATGAAACACAAATTAAACCTACAACTGAACTAGCTGCCAGACCTACGACTCCTGGTATGAAAGTTAGCCAGGCGACAGCCGCACAAATAGGAACTGCAATTAGTGGTTTAGGAAAAGCTGCAACTAATATTTATGCTGAAATAGAAACTCGAAAATCTGAAAATGAAGTTTTAGAAAAAACTAGAGAATTATTAGAAGGCAATGAAAGATTTGAAGGTTTATCAATGGCTGTTGAAAAAGCTAGTATGATGAGCGACCCAGATGAAGCAGTTAAATATTATACTTCCGCATTAGAAGCTGCCAAAATTAATGTAGGTTCAAATTTTAAACATAGATTTTCTAAAAAATTATTTGACCAATATTTAAAAAAACAAGAAATCAAAGATGGAATTGTTGTTAGACAAAATTCAAACAGAAGATTTATTGAAAAATCTCAAGCATTAGAATTAGATCAAATTGAAAAATTAAAAAAAGATGTTGTTTACGGTGAAACTGAAGACCTGAAAGCATTAGCTTTAAATGATTTAAATAATATTTTAAAATCACAAAAATTTGAAAATTTATTTGGTTCTAAGTCTGTTACTGTTAAAGAAGGCGCCTATCAAGATATGGCATTTTACCAAGCTAAAAGAGAAATTGATGTAGACCCAGAACAAGGTTTAGCCAATGCTAAAAAAAATAAATTAATTAATTTACAAAATTTTGAAACATTAAAAGCTTATGCTGGTAAAAATAGAGAAACTATAAATGCAACTGCTAAAGAAACTTTAAAAGTAATGGAAGGTCAATTAACTGATTTTACTATTCCAGATGTTGCTACACTTGAAACAATCATTAACAATGCAGTTGCTACTCAAGATGATGCTACCTTGCAAAGAGCTAACAAAATTTTAATTCAAGGAAAAATTTTATCAGAATTAAAAACGATGAATTATCAAGAATTACAAAATGCTAATAGTGCTGCAATTAGAGTGCAAGAAGGTGCTGACCCAGATATAGCTATGAAGTCTGAAATCATTAAAGATTTTTATAATGAAATATCTTCAAATTTAAATAAAGACCCATTAACTACTGCTAAAAATATTGGTGTATTTAATAATATTGGTTCCTTACCAATTACTGATTTGTTAAATAAACCAGAGAATTTTGATGAAGTCTCCAATGCAATTAGTGAAAGAATTATACAAGCTAAAGCAGTTTCTGCTTTTTATGGAATACAAACTAAATTTTTTACTGAAGATGAAAAAGCACAATTAGTAGATTTTTTTGATAATAATAGAAATCAAGATCAATTGATGAGAGTGTTGGCTACTGTGAATAAAACATTTGGTAAAGATGCGGGAGCCGTATTTGCAGAACTTGCACCTAAAAATAAATTTTTTGCTTATGTAGGTGGACTTGCTAATCAAACAGGTATGTATGGAGAAGGCTTTAAAAAAGCAGTTGCTGGTTATGATATAGTTAAAAATAAAAAAATAGAACCAGGTATTAAAAAAACTGAAAGCACTTATAAAAAAAGTATTGCAAAATATAGAGAAGCTTTTCCAAATAATCCAGAAACTTATGATGCAATTATTGAAGCTGCAGAATATATTTACGCATATGAAATGTATACTAAAGGTGAAACAGATATAACTTTTAAAAAAGATATTTTTGAAAAATCAATACAATTAGCTGCAGGTAAAAATAATAATTTTGGTGGTATTGATGAATATAATAATACATTTATTGCTATTCCTTCTTGGATGAAACAAGGACAATTTTCTGATGTAGTAGATCAATTAAAAGATAATCCAACATTATTAACGCAAGCATTAGGTAATCAAGAAGGAGTTTCAGCATCTAGAGATGGTTCTGCTAAACCAATTGATATATTTAAAAATAATCCTAATCCAGTTTTTATTGCGGTAGGTAATGGTCGATATATGATTTCATTATCTGACCATCCATTTAAAGGTACTCCAAGATATGTAATGACTAAAAGTTTTGATATATTTAAAGGAACACAACAACCATTAATATTAGATTTAAATTTAATTAAATCAAAAATACAGGAGTAATTAATGTCTTTTTTTTTAGATGAAGACAAAGCAACTATTGTAAGTCCAGATGAATATGCAACTGGTAATAAAACTAATTATCAAGAAAACTTAGCGGCATCTTGGAATTATGTTAAACAAACTTCACTTTCTACTTCTGAAAGATATAACTTAATTAACAAATATGCAGAAGTAGTAGATGTTGCATCTACTTTAGGTCATACCGATTTAATTAATCCATTTATTGAAGATACAAATCCTATGAATATGGGTGAGATTGACCCAATATTAGATAGACAAAAATTTGCTGCACAAGAAAATGAAACATTATTAAATCCAGATTTAGATACACGATTATTACAGTTTCATGAAATGTTAGATAAAAAACAAAATGAAGATATTAATTTAAAAAAAGCTTTAGCAGATAAGGGATTAGATAGCCAGGAGTCGATACAAAACCAAATTGGTATTGACGCACAAGAATCTTTTAAAAAATATTTAGATATAAATAGTCGAGCTACAGGTTATGGTAAACTAGGAGGTTATGTTGGACAAGCAGGTGTTGTGTTTGACCCAATCTTAGTTGCTACATTGCCTATTGGTTTTGCGTATTCTGTTCCTAGAAATTTTTTTGCAGCCGCTGGTAAGATTGCAATGATTGAAAGTATTTTAGCAGGGACTGCGGAAACTGCTATTCAATATGGTTATGTTGGAGAGTATCGAAAAGAACTTGGTTTTGAAGACCCAAACGTACAAGTCTTTGGTTTAAATTTATCACCCGAACAACAAAAAATTGGACTTGCTACTTTAGGAGCTGCAATAGGTGGTCCTGCACTTCTTGGTTTATTTAAAAGTCTTGGTAAAGGATTTGAATTAACTGGTGATGGTTTAAAAATTATTAGAGACAAACTAGATGAATTACCCACTCATAGAATTAAAAGAATGTATAATGAGGTTATTCAAAAAAATCCTAAATTAAAATCAGAAGCTGCTGAAGTAACTTCTAAATCAACTATTCTAGAAGATGATAATCCTTTTAAAGATACACCTATTAATAACAAAGAGTTTGATGAACGTATTGATGAAATGGCAGATGTTGTATTACGAGATAAAAAACCAAATAAAATACTTGAACAACCTACTGCTGAAATAGATATAAAATTATTAGATAATTATAAAAGTACCGTAAGAACTTTAGACCCAGATGAAATAGAATTTAAACCAGATGAATTTCAATATAAAACTGATGGTGATGTATTTGGTGTAACAGAAAAATTAAAACAAGTACAAGTTTGGGACCAACCTTCTGCTGGTACGTTACTCATTTATGAATTTGCTCCTAAAACAGAATTTAAAGTTGGAGATGTAATTAGAATTGATAACAAAGGAACAACTGCAAAAATAACAAGACAAGGTTTTTTTGATAAAACTGATATGGAAAAAGGTCAATATTTTGTAGAAACAACAGATGGTAAAAAAGGAAAAATTACTTTAGAAAAATTAAAAGAATTTAATAAAAGTATTAAAGCTGTAGTTGATGGACACCAAAGATTAGGTCTTGCAAAAAGATTAAAAGCACAAGGTCAAGATGTTAAAATTATAGCTCATGTATTTAAAGAGATAGATGATATTCCTAAAGAAATGATGTTGGTTAAAGGAATGTTAATTAATCTTAGAAATAATACAGGAACTGCAGTAGATGCGGCTAGAGTATTAAGAACTGCAGGTAAATTAGATTGGGAAAAAATAAAACAAACATTACCATTAAAACAAAAGTTAGTTAGAAATGCTGATGGTTTATCAAGACTATCTGATGATGCTTGGGGTTTGTTTTTAAATAAACGAATAGATGAAGATTTAGCTGCAAGAATTGGTTTAAAAATAGAAAATAAAGCTATTCATAATAAATTATTAGCAGCATTATCATCTCGTAAATTTTCATCTTTACAAGAAATTGATACTGTATTAGATCAAATCAAAAGAACCCCTACAGTAAAAGCTGAACAAGAAACTTTATTTGGTAAAGAATTTTTTGAAGAAACATTAATATTTGAGAAAACAGCATTAATAAAATATGTATCTCAAAATTCAAAAAAACTAAAAGATGTATTTAAAACTGTACTTGCGAATGAAAAAGATTTATCTTCTGCAGGTAACGTTTTAAATAAATCAGAAAACTTACAAAGAGGAATTGATAATGAAAAAATCTATGAAAGACTTAGCGCAGTCGCAACCCAAACAGGACGACTCTCAGATGACTTCAACAACGCAGCAGGAGTTCTCAAACAGGGTAACACCAAAGAAGCTAGAAGACTCGCTGAAGAAGCTGTCAGACGAGCAGTTGCAGAAGGCGATTTTGATAGGTTCTCAGCTGGCGGACTTCAGCGAACTAATGAAGTTGAAACTGCGTCATCATCAATATCTAAAGAACCGCCAATTGAAAAAATCGACTTAACAGAAGATTTAAAACACAAAGACGTAAAAGAAAATCCAGAAGTTGTTGAACAACAAATTGAAGATTTAAACAGAAATCTTTTTGGTGAACAAGAACCTAAAGTTAAAACTGAAACTCCATTAAATTTAGATGAAGAAAGATTAATTGATGAAATTAAAAATACAATTAAATCAGCAGAAATTACAGATGCAAAAGTTAATGAATATTTAAATCATCCATTATTAAAGAAAAAATTTGAGGATGGTCAACTATTACTTAAATATACAAATCAAGAACCTGGTTATGGTACAGATCAATTTTGGCAAACTAGAAAATATTCTGATGATGTTATTGGTTTAGAAAGTTTTGTTAATAAAATTTATGGTGAAGGTGCCACAATAAAAGATAAAAAATTTACTATTGTAATGGGTCCTAGTGCAGCTGGCAAATCAACATTTGTAGATGATTTAAAAGCTAAGAATGGTAGTATGGTTACAGACTCAGACGATGTAAAAGCTTTAATGCCAGAATATGCAAATGGAGCTAATGCAGATGGAGTACATTTAGAAAGTAGTGTTATTAATGCTAAAGTATTAAATAAAGGTTTTGCTAATGGTGATAATATTATTTATCCAACTACAGGTAGAGATAGTAATAAATTAAATTTAATTATTAAAATGGCTGAACAAAATGGTTATGAAGTTAAAGTTACATTGATTACAGCAGACAGAAAAGAATTAATATTAAGGAACATAACAAGAACATTTACAAAAAATAGATTAATAGATAGTAACAAATTATTATCAGAAGATGTTGTCAAAGGAATAGAAAACAACTATAATGCGCTTAATGAAAAATATAAAATCGGAAAAATTGACAACACCACAGGAAACTCCAGCGGACAGACATTTGAGAGTGATGAACGAGGGGGACAAAGCCTTTATCGAAGCCTTGACCACGAAGTTGAAGTGGGAGGATACTCCAGAGACATTGTCGCAAACTTCAGTAAAGAAGACAGAATCCCAGATCGAACAATCGTAAATACTGAAACTGGTGAATTAGAAAATACTACTATCACAATTAAAGAATTGTTAGAACGTGAACGTCAAGACGAAACGTTTTTAGAAAGATTAAAGGATTGCGTCTAATGAGTTATAAACAATGTTTATCTAATGGTTTAAATGAAGGATTAGTTACTAGAGAGCAATACGATGAACAATTAGAGTTCATGGGTATGCAAGAACGATACTATGAAGGTCAAGGAATTAATCCGACTGAAGCCAGTATCAAAGCTGCTAAAGATGCTTATGATAATTTTAAAGGTCAAGCATTATTAAAAAAAAGAAGAAATCGTTTACAGCTGCAAAGACAAGTAGAGATTAGACGTAAACTTACAGAATATAGAAATGCAAAAGGTGAACCCGATATTAATGCAGCTGCTATTGCTATTTATGCAAGAGACGATTTAGCAAAATTTCAATCTGTTGAAAGTGCTATCCAGGAGGAAACAGCTATCGTACAAAGATACTTAGACACAGTTCTTGCTGAATTAAGAGAAAAACCTTTAGAAAAAATAGGTTTGTTATTTGGTAAAAAAAATCAAAAAAAACAAACAACTGAATTAAATTTATTAAAAGCTTTATTTGGTGAAGAAACTAATGACCAAGTTGCTATTGAGATGGCAAAAGCATATCGTAAAGCAAATGATTTAGTTATTGCTAGACATAATAAATATGGTGGTAATATTATTGTCAGAGCTGACTATCATTTACCACAACCTCATGATTGGGTAACGATTAGTAAGTTTGGTAAAAATCAATGGGTCGATTATATTTTTCCATTATTGAATAGATCAAAAATGATTGATTATAAAACAAGTCAACCTTTTTTAAATGATGAAAGTTTAAGATTAGCTTTAGGAGATGTTTATGAAAATATTATTGAAGGTGGATTAAATAAAACAAAAAATATTTTACAAAAAGGAAAATTATATAACAAAAGAATAGATCATAGATTTTTAGTTTTTAAAGACTCAGATAGTTGGAAAGCATATCAACAAAAGTTTGGTATTAAAGAAGGTGGTTTATTAGGTTTAATTATGAAACATTTAGATAGTGTTTCAAGAGATACAGGTATGATGAAAATTTTAGGACCCGACATTGATCGAACTTATATTGAATTAAAAAATACAGTTATGCAAGCTGGTAGAAAAGCAACAGGGGATGAACCTATTAGACCATCTATATTAAAAGCAACTAAAATGGATAAAGCAGAAGCTGCAGTTAAAGGTAGTTTATTTAAAGCAGGTTTTGAAAATTTACATTTATATTTTAAAAATCAACTTGGACAACCAGGTAGTCCGTTCTGGGCTAGAACTTTTTCAAATTTAAGACAAGTGCTAACTTCATCTTATTTAGGTTCCGCATCTATTGTTGCATTAACAGATTTTAACTGGCAAAGGGTTACAAACCAATGGAATGGTTTACCTGCGTTTAAATCTGCTAGAAGAACATTAGAATTATACAAAGAAGGATTATTTAAAAAAGACCCAGAGATTGCAAAGCTTGCAATACGAACTGGTTTGATTGCTGAACATTGGGTTCCTTATTCTCAACAGGTTAATAGATTTATGTTAGAAGTTAATGGTTCAGAATTTACACAAAGATTAGCGGATGCAACACTTACCTTATCTGGACTACAAGGTCATACCCAAGCTGGACGTTGGGGTTTTGGTATGGAGTTCCAAGGTTATCTTGCAGATAGTATTGGTAAAACTTTTGATGAATTAGATGCACCACTACAACGATCATTTAAAAGATATGGTATTACAGCAAGTGATTGGGATATTGCTAGAACTACAAAATTATATGATGCAGGAGAAGACTTAGCTCAATATCAAGGTAAAAATGCTAAATTTTTTGTACCCGATGAAATTAGAATGAGAACTGATATTGATGATTATACTAGAGATCAAATATCATCTAAATTTTTTGATATGATTAAATCAGAAACTGAATACGCAGTACCATCTTTATCAGCAAAAGGTCGTGTTGCTTTATTACAAAATGCTAGACCTGGAACCTTTGCTGGTGAATTAATTTTATCGGCTGCAATGTTTAAACAATTTCCAATTACATTAATGTTTACTCACATTGCTAGAGGTATGGCACAACAAGGTTTAGGTAAATTTAGATATATGGGTGATTTAATTGTTACAGGAGCTTTATATGGTGCGCTCACAATGGAACTTAGAGAAATAACTAAAGGAAGAAACCCAACACCTATGAGTTATATAAAAGAAAATTATTGGGAATATTTTTTAAGAGCTTTAGTTACTGGAGGTGGTTTAGGTTTATTTGGTGATTTCTTTATTAATGACACTAATAGATATGGTAAATCAATGGCTGAAACTTTACCTGGTCCAGCAATGGGATTTTTATCTGATCTATTGGGTATACCTAAAAATGCAATTTTTGATTATATTAATGGTAGAGAAACTAATGTAGCTGGTGATACTTTAAATTTCTTAAAAAGAAATATGCCTGGTTCCTCTGTGTTTTATTTAAGACTCTTATGGGAACGAGTTATTATGGAAACTATTCAAAGACAATTAGACCCAGATTTTGATAGTAGAAATAGTAGAATTATTAACAATTATATGAGAGATACCCAACAAGATTTTTGGTGGTCTCCTGGAGAAAGTAAACCAAGTGAATTACCTAAAAGATTATTTAATTAATAAAATAGTTGATAATAACTATAAATTTTGGCATACAAAAAACTATTATCAGCTAAAAAATAATATATAAGGATAGCATGACAATATCGACTACAATTGTAAAAAACAGTTATTCGGGTGATGGCTCGACTACCACATTTAGTTACACATTTAAAGTTTTAGCTGAAGGAGATTTAACAGTTATTATTCGATCAGCTTTAGGAACTGAAACTACAAAAACATTAAATACACATTATACAATAACTGGTGTAGGTGATGCTGCTGGAGGTTCAATTATTTTTACAGCTGGTAATATTCCAAGTTCA